AAAAACAAATGGTCACAACCTTCAACTCCGCCACCTCCCTTGTTTACAGGCAAAAAAGAGCGAGATTTGGTCAAGCAAGTTAATGACGAACTTATTGAAAGAGTTATCGGCCAACAAATTGTCTATTATCCGATAAGTTTGGACCACACAAACTTCCACCCCCTTTACGGAGAGGCCATAGAAAAGACATTTCTGCCTCCGATTAGGGTGCACGCTTTAGTTGAATACGAAGGAAACAAAACAGCATTCATGAGTAACGTCGGAATTGACAAAGAAGCCTCTATTACCGTCCATTTTCATAAAAGACGCTTAACCGAGGATCAGGATTTGTTTGTAAGAGTTGGCGACTTCGTTCTGTACGGAGATATATATTACGAGATCGTTAGTTTAGATGAACCTAGACAGATATTTGGTCAAGTTGATCATAAAATTGAGATCACAGCTTCTTGTATAAGAGCACGCGAGGGACTTTTCGATGCCAACTAAGAGTGACAAATACCCAAACAAAATGTTGGACCCGAGCATTGTCAGTGAAACAATAATTCAACCATCCACGATTGAAAACATTGATTTTGCCATGTACGAGTACATTGATCAGAAGCTGAACCTTTTTACGGACACAAACAAGGGATTCAAGAAGGCTCCTGTAACTTGGATTTCATCCGAACGCTCTCATCAGGTAAAGAACAAACAAGAACTCAGAGACTCTAACGGGTCTTTGATTTTGCCAATTATCACAGTTGAAAGAACGGCGGTTACGAAGGATCCAGCGAGAAAAGGGATATTCCAAGCGAATGTCCCGCCGATTGACGATTATAGAGGCGGTTCTATAACGATACACAAAAGAATTAATCAAGATAAAACGGCGAATTTTGCAAATGCGGATGCTTTGCGAAAAATGAATATTAATGACGCATCCGGCGGCTCAAGACATGATAGGCGAGGACAGATCAACTTTCCAAATCCAGAGCAAAACAAGATTGTCTATCAAACAATGTCTATCCCGTTGCCTGTTTATATTGACGTTGAATATAAAATAACGTTGAGAACGGAATATCAACAACAAATGAATCAGTTGGTCACTCCGTTTATTACAAAAACAGGTGCAATAAACACTTTTTTGCTAAAGAGAGGCGAACATCGTTATGAAGCGTTTATTCAAGAGGACTTTTCTCAAGATAACAATGTTTCCTCTTTAGACGAGGCAGAGAGAATGTATCAGACATCAGTTACTATAAAAGTTTTGGGTTATTTGATAGGCGAAGATAAAAATCAAGAAAAACCAAAAGTTGTAATTAGAGAGAACGCAGTACAGATCCGAATGCCCAGAGAGAGAGTTATCTCGGCCGATGAAGTCCCCACTATTGATAAGCGAGGATTTTATAAGGAATAAAGTGAGGATTTTGGAACTATAGAAGACTATTTATTAATGCAATTGTAAATTTATACACAGAGGAGATGTTGCAACATGGCAGACAGCAGTAAATTCAGATTTGTTTCACCAGGAATCTTTTTAAATGAAATCGATCAATCTCAAATCGCAAGAACACCCAGCCCAGTAGGTCCAGTATTAATCGGACGCTTTGAAAGAGGACCAGCGATGGTTCCCGTCAAAGTAGACTCTTTTTCGGATCTTGTACAAGTTTTTGGTAACCCAATCCCTGGCGGAGACAATAAAGACGTCTGGAGAGACGGAAACTACACCGCCCCAACATACGCAGCCTTCGCCGCGCAAGCATGGCTAAAAAACAACTCCCCTGTCACTGTTATTAGATTGGCGGGCTTTTCGGACGCTAGCGAAGACAGCACAACATCGACCTCCGCCGCAGGAGCAGGTTGGGGAACAAACTTAAACGACCTCTCAAGTGGAAATTCAGAAGGCGCCATTGGCCTTTGGACAGTTGTCTCCGGCTCCGGTGATGATACTAAGCAAGAGACTTGCACATCCAGTCTCGCCGCCGTCTTTTATGTTAAAGACGGCTCGTCGACTACACTAGCTATTTCTGGCACTTTGATGAATCCAGGTGCTAGTTCTCACGCAACGGCTTCTCATTATGCTGCTGTTGGAACTAGCTCGGCAAACTCTAGCGGCCAATTTGTAATGATGATTGGGGACCAAGCAGCAATTGCTGCAGGTACTTCGGATAGAGTTGAATTTAACTTCGATCCAGCATCTGAGAAATACATCAGAAACGTGTTTAATACGAACCCACAACTTACGAACACTAATATCACTCCCGCCGCCGCCCAAAAGGATTATTGGCTAGGTGAGACCTTTGAAAGGCACATTCGGGACTTTGGAAGAACAGCTATATCAAGTTTAAATGATATTACTCACGGGTTCATGGCGCACTTAAGCAACGGAACTGTAAATTGGGCCGACCATGGCCGTGATGCGGAGCCAGCAAGAACCAATTGGTTTATTTCCCAGGATACTGGTGAAGCTGCAAACTGTAATTATCACAGGTTAACAAAATTGTTCAGACTTGTAGGTTTGGATGCCTCAGGTGACTGGCTACAAAAGCACCTTAAGGTATCCATTCAAGACATTAAACCTCCGACTTCTAATGCACCAGGCGTACCTCAATATGGTACCTTCACTGTTGCACTAAGAAAGATCGAAGATCAAGATACTCAGCCAGCTTTTGCTGAATTATTCACAAACTGTACTCTTGATCCAAACTCGCCTAATTACTTGCCAAGAAAGGTTGGTGATAAATATATGGTTTGGGATTCAGATAAAAAGAAATTCAGACACTACGGGTCTTACACCAATAATTCTAAGTTTGTTAGAGTCGAACTTCATCCGGACATTGAGAATGGCGGAGGAGAAGGTCTTTTGCCATTCGGCTTCATTGGACACCCAGTAGTTGCAGATAGTGATGTAAAATCAAGTTCTGTCGCCAGATGTACGCTGACAATCACAAATGCTGGCGAATGCACAGCGGGGAACACAATATCAGTCGTGACCACAGGCGGATCCACAGTAACGATCACCGGTCATGCGTCCGCAAACGCTATGACCACTACGGCAGGCAACTCTTCCGACGGAACGTTCGACGCTTCCACCGCTAGCGGCGGCTCGACCAATAATACCGCCCAGGCCTTGGCCATAGCCACAGCATTTAACCTGCACGACGATCTCACCGCAACATCAGACGGCGCAGTCGTAACTATAACTCAGAACGATACCGGCGTAAGCACTACAACGCCTACGGTCGCAGACGGTTCCGGAGGCGGCGACATCTCTACATCGATGACGATCACAGCATTCGCCGGCGGCTCAGGAATTGACACAGTGGGCCAACACCTCCCTCTCAGAGAGAACGGAGAAGGACATCTTGTTGTCAACACTCATGACGATGATAGGCTCCATGGATTTGTTATGAAAGCTCGTGAATATACCCTTAATCCTTCTTTGAGTACCATTCTTAGGTGGCCACGAGTGCCGCTTGTTGCAGCAACCGACCAACCCGGCCGCAGTTATGCAAAGCCAAATCAGATTTATTTCGGCATGGACACTACGATTTCTGGCTCGTCAAAATATGATGCAAGCATCCCAGAAGCGCTCCGAGCACTTCCAGATGCTGGCGTTATGAGTCAAGTATATACCGTTGGCTCAAACGATGAGGTTTCGGGATATCTTTCTTCGTCATGTATCTTTACTCTTGACGACATTGTTGTTCCGGGAATCCACAGTGGCGATACCACGATAGCTAGATACAATTCCGGCTCTCGCACAAATGCTACCACCGGCACCGCCGCCAGAGCATCTGTCACAGCGCTCTCTGGAACCAACTTCCTTCTTACTGCCAGCACCATGGGCTACAATCGATTTACGACCGTATTCCATGGCGGATTCGACGGCTTAGATGTTACAGAGGCAGATCCATTCAGAAATTCTCTTTTGAGTGGTAAAACAACAGCAAATAGCTATGCATTTAACTCTGTAAAGAGAGCAATGAATATACTTCGAGATCCAGAATCAGTTGAAATGAATCTTGCATCGATGCCTGGTTTGACAAATACGGTTTTGACAGAGCATTTGATTAATATCTGCGAAGAACGCGGAGATGCTCTTGCTGTTATCGACCTTGAGAACGACTACATTCCTGCAGAGGATTCTAACGCTGCTGAAAACGCAGCCGGCAGAAAACCAAACGCAGACACCGCAGCCTACAGTCTCAAAAACCGTCGACTTAATTCAAGTTACGGGGCGGCATATTTCCCATGGGTGACCATTAGGGATACGCTTAGCGACAAGATCGTTAACGTACCTCCTTCGGTTCTTGCCCTGGGCGCTATGTCCCACAGCGAACGCGCTCGCGACCTCTGGTTTGCACCTGCAGGCTTCACGAGAGGCGGCCTGAGCGATGGAAAGGCAGGTTTGACTGTTCTCGGTACCAAGCTTCACTTGACGTCCGACG